GATATTATTTGGGCTTATATCAAAGGTATGAGTGACCAAAAGAAAATAGCAGAAACTAATACTGATGGTATTGAAGATAAGTTTTTATATCAGTATTTACAATCATTTGGTTGGAACGCAAAAAATCTTAATTCAAATAAACAACTTTGGGAATATACATTTGGATTAAATGATAATGCAGAAACTGGTTCATTTACATCTACGGCGTATTTAGGAGATAATACAGAACAAATAACTCCTGAAAAAGCCACTACACAAATTTGGCGTAGAATTGCAAACAACTTACCTTATTTATTAAAACATAAAGGTAGTGTTAGAGGTATTAACGCGTTATTAACTTGTTATGGTATTGCAGCATCAAACCTTTCTATAATGGAGTTTGGTGGACCTACTTCGGATGTGGTAGAAGATTCGCCTAAATTTATATACAATAGTTTAACACATAATTTAGTATTTGATAATGTAACTGCAAGTTTAAGTATACCATTTACCGGTACACCTAAACCACAATCTATTGAATTTAAATTAAAGCCTGATAGTTTTCAACCATACACATTTGTAACAGGTAGTGGTAGTTTTAGTATAGGAATACAACCAGATATTTCTAATGATACTATTGCAAACAAATATGGTTATTTTACAATCAATGGTAATTGGGTAAATTCAAAATATCCTTTTTATGATGGAAATTATCATAGTATATTACTTAACAAAAGTGGTAGTACATATAATTTATATGCTAGAACAAATGATAAAGATAGAATTATACAAAGTGGGGAATGGATAACAACTATTACGGGTAGTAATTACGAAGATACAACTACATTAAAGTTTATAGGATTTAAAGGTCATTTAGAAGAATTTAGATTATGGGAAACTAATTTAAGTGAAAGTGTATTTAATAGCCACGTTGTAATGCCGGAAGCGGTTAATGGTAATCATTTATATAGTTCTACTCAAGATTTATTATTGAGATTAGATTTTGAAAGACCACAAAATGTAAATACTAATACTACAATTAATAACGTAGCACCTAAAATAGAATATGTTGCAGCCGTTAGTGCAAGTGGGTTTGCAACGGCAAGTTCATATCCATACAATTATGATGTATTAGAAAGAGAAGTGGCGTTAACAATTCCAAATAGTGGAGCAAGTAGATATTATACAAATAAAGTAAGATTAGAATCACAAGAATTAACATCTAACTTATCACCATTATATCGTTCAACTATTAAAGCATTTGAAAACGCTCCTATGGATTCAAATAGAGTAGGATTGTTTTTCTCACCTAATAAAGATTTAGATTTAGATATTGCAAAATCATTCGGTGGAGAATCTTTTGATGAATATATAGGTAATCCAAAATATGAATATGGGTATATTAATTATCCTGAATTGGATGCTGTAAGAAATTATTATTTTGAAAGAGTAGGTGAAAGAAACTTATATGAGTTTATACGTTTAATTAAATTTTACGATAAATCATTATTTGTTAATCTAAGAGAAATGTTGCCAGCAAGAGTTATAGCAACAACAGGACTTTTAATTGCACCACATTTATTAGAAAGAAATAGAATTAAAGTAAATAGACCAGAAGCAACTGCTGAAAGTTTAGAAGGTGTTGTAACCGAAACTCAGATTACTGAATTAACTTCTACGTTTGATTATAAAGAAGCAAATTTAAATTTAACTGCTTCTGTTGAAAATATAAGTGGTGTAAACCAAACCATAAATGGAACATTGGTTGCATCGGATATATACAATTTTAGTGCAGAAGCTGATTCATTTGCAGGAACAATTAATACTGATTTGGTAAATGTTGCTAAAGGTTCTTATATAACATATACCGGTTCAATTGATTATAGAAGGGATGATGGGACAATAACAACCGAACTTGATTTAATGAATGCTGGGCAAATTGTTGGAATGGATAATGCTTATATTGATTATGGGTATGGTACGGTTTTTAATAATGGATATGGAAAATATATTTATGAAGAGAATGGTGTATTTAAATCAAAGGCAATTAGAGCATTTTTAGTAACAAAAAAATCTACAACACTTACATATGTAAATACATTATATAAAATAGATGCAACAACTAATTTTGGTGGATTTGTAAGATATAATAATTTAGATGGCAATGAAGAAACTTTAGCACCGGATGCAAATATTATATTTACTTTCTATGCTAGTCAGATTTTGGAAAACGCATTAATTGATTGTTCATTAGAACAGGTGCTTGGTAGTGGTACAAATGTAGCAACATCATCGTATTCTCAAAAATTAATAGTACAAGATGGTGCACAATTATTGAATTCAGCATCTTTATATAATGACCCTAATTTAAGTAATACAGCACCTGTGTATGGGTATTTACTATCTCATTATATTTATAAAGGAGATAAACATACGAGTATTGAAAATTTGTTCTATAAAGGATGTAAACAAACAACTGCTACAACGATAGATGGTAAAGCCGCAGTAGAAACATTTACAACTAACCCAACTACATTAAGAGTAACCGCACAAGGTAGAAGTAGTAATGAACCAATATTAGAAGTAGATTAAAAATAATGTAACAAAAAAATATTTTATATATTTATAAAAGAATAATAAACAAACTATGGCATACTTAGATAACACAACAATTACAGTAGACGCTATTCTTACTAAAAAAGGTAGAGAAAAATTAGCAGCTGGACAACCATTAAACATTTCGCAATTTGCATTAGGTGATGATGAAATTGATTACGATTTATATGATGCAGGACATCCAAAAGGGTCTGCGTTTTATGATAATTCAATTTTGAGAACTCCTATTTTAGAAGCATCTCCTGATGAAACTCAGGCATTAAAATATAAATTAGTAACTTTACCAAAAGGTACAACAAGAATACCGGTAGTTTCTATTAATGCAGCTTCTATTGCAGCTAAAACAACAGGTGGTCAATTTCCAATTACACCTTCTACATCGCCAGCTGGAAATAGAAATGGTGGATATACTGCAATATTAGGTAATAAAAATGCAGGTACTATCGTTGGTGAAGGTATGGCAAATATAACAACAACTTCAACTACATTTACAAATAGTGTAACTGCAACTGCAGAAGTAGTAAAAGGTATGACATTTACTTTCATTCCTAATAGTTCTTTAACTTCAACATTAACAACAACTTTAACTATATTTGGTAACGAAACTGGTGGTAGTATTACTATTCCGGTAACTGTTACTTATGTAGCTTAATAAAATAATAAACAACGAATATGGCAACTTTAGGTTCAAATACCGGTACACAATTAACAAACGACTTAGCATCGTATCTTAACTTACAAAAGCAAAATGCTAATGGAACAATAGATACAACACAATTAGCAGCTATTATTAACAATTACCTTACAACGGGTGAAAAATTAATAATGGAAGCTGGAACTACTACAAACTCAGTATATAAGCAATTTAATACAACAGATGTAGTTCCTGCTAAAAATGAAGTAGTAACAACTGGATTATGGAGTAATGGTAGTGGTTCTTTAAGTTCTGATATCGTTACTGGTTCAATAACAAATATGGCGGGCAATAGTGGTTCGGCAACTGATGAATACTATTATAATGTATATGCAACCCATAGTTCAGAAATTCCTGAATTTGCAGTAGCATATGGGCATATTAGTGGTGCAGGTGCGAGAACATTAGCAAACTATGATGAAGCAACGTTACCAACAAAAGCAACTTATTTTCAATATAGAGCATTATTAACTGATACAGCTGAAACTCATTTCCGTTTTTATGATGGAACAACCGAAGATGGTTATTCATCTCCTGATTTTTACGCGGTTAATATTAGTAGAGCAAATTATAGAGAAAGAGTAGATCCAGGAAATTGGGAAATTACTTTAACCGGAACAAGTGGTTCATTTACTTTTATAGATAATAGTGGTGAAAAATTCAATATAACTAATGCAGGTACTAATGAATACAATATTGTTAGTGGTACATTAAATTTAGGTACTAACAATGCAGCTACAATCACAACAGCAACTGCATCTAATGGACAAGGGTTTGGTAAATTCTATCCTGATTATGGTATTTTTATATTTAACCCAACGGCTTTATCGGCTACTCTTGGTGCTCAATCTATTTTACCATCAGGTTCTTTTATTTCAGATGAGTTTAATCACAAAAAAATGTTCAATGTAATTAAGGCGGGTGGTGATTTCCAAGCTCGTAGAATTGAAAATATATCTACCGCACATTACTTTGTAAGAGTTAACAATAGAGAGTTTAACTTTTCTAATAACCCTACTTATACTGATGCTACTGGTTCAATGAAACAACCTACATTTACAACAGACCCTTTAACTTATATTACAACAATTGGTTTATTTAACGATGCGAACGAAATGATTGCAGTAGCTAAAACATCACAACCTATTGCTAAATCTTTCAGTAAAGAATTGTTATTGAAAGTAAAATTAGATTTCTAATAAAAAAGATTTGTTTGGGAGTATCGTAGGACAAAAACCAAACACGTAACTAAAGAACCCAACCTTAAAAAAGTTGGGTTTTTGTTTAATAAGATATTTATATTAGATTATGTTAAAACAAATACCTAAATCCGATATTAGTTTTAGACCATTTAAGGTTTATAAAACATTTACACCAACCGAACAATCGATTGCAGCGGATTTGGCAGTAAACCATACCGGTAGTACGGACCAATTAACGGATTCAGAATTACATCAACAAGGCTTGTGGCATCAATTACGTACTATGTATTATAATGGTGATAATGCATTAAATCCGTTTATGTCTTATGGTACATTTAAACCAAACTATACGAATGTTGAAACCGGGTTACAAAGAAGTTTAAAAGATAGAGCGTTTGTATTAAGTATACCACAAATAGAATTTGGCGAACAAATAAAACCAAATTCGGTTTATTTACAAAATTCAATAAGTATAGGAAACGAAGAAATATATGATGATGGTTATGGTAATTTAATATCAACTTATAGTTCATATTTTTTTAATAAAATAGATATTGAAACAAATGAATTTTGGTTTACTGATGCAAATAATACTGTTATTAAAACAAATATACTAACATTGGATATAGAAAATAATTTATTATTAGTACAAAATGAAGATACTTTTTATTTAATAAAAATTGATGTAGAAGAAGGTAGTGTTAGTTTTTTAGGCATATTTAAAGAAACAAATGTAAATGCATCAATTATAGGTAATGTATTTTATTCACATGGTATTATTACAATTACAAGAGAAACACAACTAAATGGTATAAGAGAAACCGCATTAACAAATTATAATTTAGAATATAAATCTACAAATACTATTTATGAAAATGAATACCTATTAGTAGTTGGTGAAGATGAATTTAATGTTTCTACAAACCCTACATCATATACTGAAAATAATGTTGATACTGGAACAATATATGTAAATGCATTAACTAAATACCAAATAGATGCAACGCGTATTTTATTGCCGGCAAATGGTGGGTTTGTACTTTATATAGATGATAGTGGTAATGAAGTAACATTAGCAATAGATGAAAATATAATTTATAATTTTTATGCTAGAGAAATATTAGAAAATAATTTGATTGGATGTTCATTACAAAACTTTAAACAAGAAACTGTAAAGTGGAGAAATAGTGATAAATATCAAAGAACTACATTAAATAACCCATACATTTCAGCAGTTAATGGTGTTAGTGCAAGTGGGTTTGATGTATACGAATATAGTTCATCGGTTGACCCAACTGGTTCTTATTTAGCACCATATATTACAACAATTGGTTTATATGATGATAATATGGATATGGTGGCAGTAGCTAAGTTAGCAAAGCCTGTAAAATCAACTCCTGACCTTCCTGTAAACTTTTTGGTTCGTTTTGATAGTTAACGTATATTTATATAAAAGAAAAGGAAAAATAAAATGGCACTACTAGATTTATACAACAATAGCAAATTAAAAGAAAAAGATGCTGATAAACAACGTACTGATGTTATCACAAATAAAATATATGGAACTGAGGCAGTCAACGGTTTTACACCAAAATTAAAAGTAGGTGATAAGAATAAAACAGATTTCAATATGGTTGATGTTAACACAAATAGTACGGTTAAGGCATTTGAACCATTAAATTTAAATGGGTCTAAAACCGCACCATATGTGCCAGGAAAGACGTATTTGGATGTTACGCCTAGAAAATAATAATGACAAAAAAAGTTACAAAAACAGGTTGGGTAGCAAAGAAGAATGGTTATAAGAGTGGATTAGAAGATACCGTTTCCCAACAAATAGAGAGTAAAGGAATTAAAGTAGAATATGAAACGGAAAAGGTGAATTATATTATACCTTCATCTCCTCACACATATAGTCCAGATTTTAAATTACCCAATAACATTAGGGTAGAAACGAAAGGTAGGTTTGTATTAGCTGATAGGAAAAAACATCTATTAGTTAAAGAACAAAACCCTACATTAGATATTCGTTTTGTGTTTACCAATTCAAAGAACAAAATCAATAAAAAATCCAAAACAACTTACGCCGATTGGTGTGATAAGTATGGATTTAAGTATGCCGATAAGGTAATACCAGATGAATGGTTCTCCGAATAATTTGGTAATTTGAACTATTTTCCGTATATTTGATATATGGAGATAATACAACTATTTGATAAGTACATCGGACCAAGCAAAACGCTTAAGAAAAATGAGCATGCATATCATTGTCCTTTCTGTCATCACCACAAACCAAAATTACAAATAAACGATAAAACTTTTAAGTTTCATTGTTGGACTTGCAATGCAGGTGGTAATCTTATGTACTTAGGTAAGAGAATTGGAATGAGTGATTTTGACCTAAGTGATTTGATTGGTAGATGTGGGATGAGTGAAGAAATTAGAAAAAAATTAAAAGATGATTGGGGTGGTTCTATTAAAGAATTGTTAGATAACATAACAGCAGAAATTGCAGAAGATGATGATGAAAACACATCACAATTGTTTTTACCATCTGAATTTAAATCTGCATTAGAATTATCAAATAGTATTACAAATCCATTAGAAAGAAATGCAATATCATATCTTAAACAAAGAGGTATTACTAAAAAACATATCATTAAATATAACATAGGATTTTGTCCAAAAGGATTATATGGTGGTAGAATTATCGTTCCTTCATATGATAGTAGAAATCAATTAAATTATTTTATAGCAAGAAGTATCTTTGCAGAAGAGAAACAAAAATATAAAAATCCACCTGTATCTAAGGATGTTATAGTATTTTCTAATCAAATTGATTGGAAACAACCTATTACTTTATGTGAAGGTGTATTTGATGCGATTGCTTTAAAAAGAAATTCTATCCCGTTATTAGGTAAATTTGTACAAAAAACATTAATGGGGGCTATTAAAAATACCAATCCTGATATCTACATTTGTTTGGATAGTGATGCACAAGAGGATGCAATGGTATTATATAATAAAATAAAACCATATGTAAAGTCGGTGAAAAACATTAAGTTAGATAATAAAGATGCCGGTGAAAATACCTTCCAAAATATTTTGAAATATCAGAAAAATTCCGTAACTTTAAGTTGGGAAACAGTATTAAGAGAAAAACTATCTAATTTCAGTAGTAGTATATTAAAATAGAATTTATCAAATAAAATATAAATGAATAAATTAAAAAGGATTTATCACATTGCAGACATTCACATTAGAAATCTAAAAAGACACCAGGAATATAGAGAGGTATTTGACAGATTATTTAATGATATTAAACAAAAGGGAACGGAAGATTCCCTTATTTATTTAGCTGGGGACTTAGCCCACGCTAAATTAGAAATGTCACCGGAACTTCTTAACGAAATTAATTACTTTATTAAGAAGTGTTGTGAACTATGTCCTACCATATTAATCGCTGGAAATCACGATTGTAACTTAAACAATGCCGGCAGATTGGATGTATTAACTCCAATTGTAGAAGCATTAGACTTACCTAATTTAACTTATTTAAGAAATACTCAAAGTTATACCTATGGGGGTGTAAGATTTGATACGTTCTCTATTTTTGATGACAAAGAGAATTGGATATTTGAACCATTAACATCAGATACTAAAAATATTGCATTGTTTCATGGACCTGTATTAGATGCAACTACGGATGTTGGTTATACAATTTCATCTCGTCATTTTACATCAGAAATGTTTGATGGATATGATTTAGCTTTATTAGGTGATATACATAGAAGACAAACTATGATTTCTCCGAAAGGATGTAAAGTAGTTTATCCAGGTTCTTTAATACAACAGAATCATGGTGAGGCATTAGACAAACATGGTTATGCTATTTGGAATATGGATGACTTATCAGTTGAATATGTAGATGTTCAAAATGATTATGGTTATTATACTTTACATGTTGAGAATGGTGTTGTACCTGATGTAACGGATATGCCTATTAAACCTAGACTTAGAGTGTTCGTATCTAAAACCGATGCAGCAGATATTAAGAGAGTTACTACGGAGATTAAAAAGAAATATAAAGTAGATGAGTTTACTATTACTCGTACAGACACTTTGGCTCGTTTAAGGACGGGTAATAAAGATGGTAAGTTGAATGTAGGTAATGTGAACGACCCTCAATACCAAGCCGGCCTTATTAAAGATTACTTAGGTAGAAACTATATGTTGGATAATGAAACATTAGGTAAGATTGAGGATTTGAATAATAAACTAAACAAACGATTAAACGATGACGATTTAGTTAAGAATATATCTTGGAAACCAATTCGTTTTGAGTTCAATAATATGTTCTCTTATGGTGAGGATAATATAGTTAACTTTGAGAATATGAGGGGGTTAATGGGTGTGTTCGCCCCAAACGCTAGTGGAAAGTCCTCCCTATTCGATGCTCTTTCATTTTGTATATTTGATAAGAGTAGTAGAGCATTTAAAGCAGCTAACATTCTAAACAATCGTAAAACATCGTTTAGTTGTAAATTAGAGTTTGATATTAATGATGAGAGATTTTTCATTGAGAGAACTGCTAAAACTACAAAGAAAGGTGATGCGGTTAAATGTGATGTAAACTTTTGGAAAATAGAGGGTGGTGAAATTGTAAACTTAAATGGTGATGAACGTAGAGGAACGGATAAAGTAATTGAATCTTATTTAGGAAAGTATGAAGATTTTGTATTAACTGCATTATCTTTACAGGGAAATAATTCTTTATTCATTGA